TTTTACTTGAATATATTTACAATGAATACATAAACTAGAACCCCCACACTTAGGACATTCATTTTTTCTTTGATTATGTTTGCAGAAACGACTTCCATGACAATCACCTTCATGACATTCACTTTTTCTACGATTATGTTCGCAGATTTGACTTCCATGACAATCACCTTTAGAACAATCCTCCTTTCTTGTTCCATGTTCGCAGAAATTTTGAGGAGAACATTTTTTACAATCTGCTCTTCGGTTTTTATGTTTACATTTTCTTGTTTCTTTTAAACATTTCTTACATTTTCCATCATTTTTATAAAAATTTGTAATATCTAATACCAATTTACAGGTATTACATTTTTTACCTTCTTTTTTTATTTTTTGTTTATATTTTATACTTCGTTGAATATTATTATATGATGTAGAACAACTTCGATTACAAAACTTATTTCGTTTTTTTATAACCTCTTTTTTACAATAAGGACATAACTTCATTTTATGATTATTTTATATAAATAATTCAATTTTAAAACTTAATTAAATTTTACTTTAATTAAGTTAAAGAATTTACAACAAATGTTGTAAATATGCACCTAGGAGGTTACGATCCCCCTACCTTTGGCTCATAAGCGTGGATTCCATAGATTTACTATCTCTATGGCACGGACTGTCTCTTTTAGCAATCATTAAAGATGATTAATCTTTTCATGCTAGCATATTTTCAGTCTCTACCGCCAAAAACATATCCTTATCATAACAGACTTAGTTTTTGACATCGGGATTACCCTAAAATAATATAATACATATGATAAGTGTAATTAACACTGTTCTTCATATATTATTTCTAATATACTTCGTATTATATTAAGTAATTAGGGGGCTTCCCCGAACTATATACTATAACAAAGGCTTTGCTTCCTTCATTTAGGCCATTTTGACCAATGCTCTACCAATTGAGCTATAGGTGCTCAACGATAAAAATTATCGTTTTTTTTATTAATTAGTTTCTTTTTAATTAATTTTATTTTACTTCACCATATTTTAATATGGTGAAAATACTTATCTTGATTTTTTTACTTTTTAATTATCTAATTATTTTTTACAATTATAAACTAAATAAATAAATGTAGTTTTAATTTTTTAAAATTTGTATTATAAACCCTGCTAATATTTATAATATATAAATAAACTTTCTCAACATTCTTATAGTTCCCATTTTCAATTTTATTTTTGCTTTGATCCAGTTTCGGAAACTATTATATTTAATATGGTAAAAATTAATGGTTTATTTTTACAAAATTAACCATTACTTTTTAAATAACTTGAGTTGTCGAATTAGAAAATATAATTTCTCTTACTACAACTGATTCTCTGTCAGCAGATTCTTCTACAAATCTTTCCACTTCTGAAAGTGGTGGTATTACTACATTATTTTCAATTATCTCATAAGAAGACTCATTACTTTCTACTTTCTCTTCTAAAAGCTCTTCTAAAGATTCTTCTAAAGATTCTTCTAAAAGCTCTTCTAAAGACTCTTCTAAAGATTCTTCTAAAGATTCTTCTAAAGATTCTTCTAAAGACCCTTCTAAAGATTCTTCTAAAAGTTCATGATGAAGTTCATCTTCATCTGAAAATAATCTATTCATATCAACTGGGGGCTCCCATATATGCTGAATAGGTATTTCATCTCCATATAAATTATAAAGTTTGTACGTATGTGTTTCATATCCAACAATTTTTTTTTTACCTGATTTTTTGTCATAATCAATATGACTTAAAATTATAATAAAGTTTTTACAAATTGGACATAAACTCTTACATTTCATCCAAGCATTTAAGCAATTAACATGATAATACTGATCACAACATGTTTTTAAATAAAATTTTTTAGAATTACATTTTTTAGAATTATATTTCTCATATTCACATTCACACTTACATATTTTTTTCCAACAAATTAAACATTCTTTTTGATTAGGTACATCCAATGGAAATTTGCATTTCCAGTTATTTGTTCTCTTTAAATAACTATCATTTCTAATATAGATAATTTTAGGAATTTTTTTTTTAAATTGTTCTAAAAAATCAGGAATATTACATTCAGTAATTCTACGCATATTTCTATTCCCATTTCTTGAAAGTGGTGGTATTACTACAATATCCCCGTTCCCATTTGTTTCTTTCATTTTACAAGATATACAAGATCCCATTTTGATTATATTTATATAATTACTAACTTATAAAAATATTTTATATTTATTTATTTATCTTTATATTTTTATATAATCAATTTTTTTTTTATAAATGAATCTATTTAGATTAAAATATTCTATATAGTTATATAAAATGAATTATATAGAATTGATAATTCTAATAGTAATAATTGGAATAATTATTTTTATTAAAAATTATAGTCAAAAAATAATTGAACATTTTGGTTTGTTTGGAAAAACATTTCGTAAAGCAAAACGAGGTGTTAAAAAAACTGCTAAAAAAGTTGGTAGAGGTGTTAAAAAAACTGCTAAAAAAGTTGGTAGAGGTGTTAAAAAAACTGCTAAAAAAGTCGGTAAAGGTATTAAAAAAGGTTTTAAAAAAGTAACCGGAGGAATTGGAGATGCAATAGATTTCATAAAATCTTTGCCCAAAAAAATATCAGAAATATTAAGTTCAATTATTGACGGAATGAGAGATGGTATAACGAAAGGATTAAATGAAGCATTTGACTTTGTTTTAACAACTATTGGTAAAACTCTAGAAACAATATTTGGACCAATATTTACTCCACTAATGCCATATTTTTGGGCAATTGGAATTGGATTTGGATTTTTAATATTAACTTGTATTGGATCCGCACTTTATATTTATACTAGACCAAGTCCACAAATCGGGGGATTTGTCAAAAATAATATAGAATTATTTAATATCATCTTTATTTTATTATTATCCATTTTTATTTTTTCAAGGCAAAAAATTGAACATTTTGGATTATTACCATCTTTAGAATCAGTATTAGATCCAATTAAAAAAACTTTTAACAAAATTATTGAAAAGGTGTTAGAAATTATTAAAAAATTACTTAAAACATTAAAAGATAATACAATTGGAAGACTAGAAAAAATGATAAAAATTGTTATTGTAGAAATACAAGAATTTCTAAAACCGGCACTAATTGGCTTTGCTATATTACCAATTATAGGTATAATTGCTGTAATAGGTGGGACTATTTTCTTTTATGGATCCAATGATAAACCAGCACAAAAACCAACACCAACACCAACACCAGCATCAGCACCAAAACCCGTTTATATTCCTGTCCCAATTGCTACCCCCCCAACTCCTACTCCAGTAGTATTTCAAGGTGGTAAAAAATAAGTCCCGTATGAAATTTATTAATTTATAACCAGGTTAAAAACTCATTATCTTGTGTCAAAAACTTTTCACATATATTATCAATTTCATCATCGTCATCAATTGCCTCAAAATGTAATAAATTTTGATTATAATTATCTTGCCATTCAATTACAAATACATCATAATGATCTGGGTAATTTTTATAATCCTCATTAACAAATCCCTCCTTAAAATTTTTTTCCCCATCAACAAATAATATAGCAATTTTATATCCTTTGTTATTCCAAAATTTTATGAAATTTTGAGCATCAATTGTATCTCCCATTTCATTTTTCTTTCTCCTATTTTCACGAGAAATAAGATGTTTAATCCATCTTTCTGGTTTTACATTTTTATAGTTTCCAATCTTAATTTCGTAAAAATTACATAATTTTGACAGAGCATTATACAAACATAAATTTCTTTCATAATTATCATTACGATAGTCATAATATATACCAAAAGGGATTTTAGGTCTCCTCTTTCGCATTTTTTTACAATTTTCAAAAGACATTTCAAAATATTATTAATATTTAAAGTTTATATTTAAAATATTATTTATCTAATACCTTAAATTTTCAATTTTTTTTTTTTTTGTTTACATTGCTTTTATTTCTAAAAGTTAAAAAATTAATACTTATCTATTTTGTATTTAATAACTCAATACATGTGTTGGTTCAAATACACGATGATGTTCATTTTTCCACCGATTATCCCGTAATCGACATTCTAAAAGAGAAGGAATTTTTGCCGTTAGCCCTACTTCATGTTTTACTGACAAAACAGATGTTAGATGTTTCCAAAACATAAGAGTTCCAAAAACACGACCAGAACAATGTTTCTTATAAGCATCGTATAACTCCTTTTTAGAAAGTGAAACTTTTTCACTTTCCCAGTTAGAAGTAGCAACATCATGAATTCGCCCATTCGTCAAACAAACATTCCACCAATTATGAACACTATTTGTTAATTCATTATCAGATAAATTACTATGATCAAATACGTGTTCGCGAGTTCTCCATTTATCATTAGGAAAATATTGACGACAAACAACCAATTCAGGTAATTCTACATGAGTAGATGTTTCACTAACATATTTTACAAGTTTATGCATATGACACCAAAACATCAAAATACCTAAAGGTTCGCCAACGCAAGACTTTTTATAAGAATTATACATATCAGTTTTATGTAAAGAAAGATTACAAGACCATTTATCAGAACGATTAACAACCCAACCTTTATTTAAACAAACCATCCACCAGTTTTTTACAGATTCATGTCGTAACATATCAGTTTTAGAAGAATTAAACATTTTTTATTTTTATATATTTTTATAAATTTTATTTTCAATTTCAATTTTCATTTAAATATACTTTGGTTCAAAATCATAATAGTTTCGTGAAATATTTTCGTCATTTTCACTATAATCATCGTCTTCTTCACTTTGTTCGTTAATTTCTTTTTTTTCATCAACATCCTCATAAGAAATTAAACTTTCTTTAATCATATCTTTTTCCTCTTGTGTAAGATCAGTAAGAAAAAAAGTATTCTTTTTCTTTTTTTTCTTTTTTTTCTTTTTTTTCTTTTTCTTTTTTAATAATTCAACATCTTTATTTTCCAAAATATTTGGAATATTTTTTTCCTCATATTTAATGTCTTGCTTTTTAGATAAATCTTCTTGACATTTATTAAATTGTACAGAACTAGAAGTATTTTTTTTTAAATTAAATCTTCCCGATGGAACAAAAATATTTTTACTTTCTTTCTTTGTTATTAAAAATTTAGATACTCTTTGTGAATTATTACTATTATTTAATGTAAATTTCTTTTTATTTGATAAAGAATAACTATTAATATTACTACCATTTGTAGTAGTAAATTTGGAAACGCGCGGAATATATTTACTATTTTCTTTATTTCTAAAAGAAAATTTAGATGTATCTAAAGATTTTTTACGCCAGTTAATTTCCGTATCAGCGTTACTTCCAATTTCGACATCATTATTACTTGTTCTCACATTACTTCCTCTCCAATTATCTTTCTGTAAATATTCATCATTTTGTTGAGGAGAAGGAGCGATTATATCAGATGGAGCTGTCGGTAATGAGAAATTTTCTTCTTCGAATAATTCTACACCATATTTTTGACTAAATTCACTCAAACTTAATGAAACTTTTTTTTTTTTGCCCTTATTTTTTTTTCTACCCATTAAATTGTATTAATAATATTAATAATACTTAATACAATTTCATTTTTTTATTTATTTATTAACTAGGCACTTCACTTTTATCTATATCTTCATATCCATCGTCAGTTAATATCATATTATCAATTGATTTTCCGGGAGAAACTAAAGGGAGACAAGGAGTTTTATTAATTTTAACATGAAATAAAATAGGTCCTTCATAATCAAGAAACTCTTTCATCATATCATTTAAATTACTTTCATTATCACAATATAAATTTTTGATATTGTATGCTTCGGCTAATTTATTATAATCACAATTATTATTATCAGTTGATATATACCTACCTTCAAAAAATAATTTTTGCCAATATTCAACCATCATTTCCGAATTATTATTCAATAATAAAATCTTTACTGGAATTTGTAAATCCATAACTGTTTTTAATTCAGTATTCGTCATGTTAAAACTACCATCACCATCAATAGAAATTACCATTTTATTTTTATCCGCTAATTTACCACCAATCGCATATCCTAAAGATACACCCATTGTTCCTAAAGAACCAGATGAAATCATACTTCGGGGCTTTACCCAGGTAAGTAACTGGGCAGCTACCATTTGATGAACACCAACACCTGTTGAAAAAATACATTTTTCACGATATGGTTCAATTTGATTGTTCATTTCCTCAATTACCCTTTGAACTGATAATGAACCATCAGAAAATGTAGGAATATAAATTGGATTATTCTTTTTGTAATTACTCATTGCATTTAACCACTCTGTTCTTGGTTTTGTAATTATATTTTTTTTATTCATTTTTTCCAAAAATTTCTTACAATCAGAATGAACAAATTCTGTTACTTTTATAACTCTATCTTTTTCTGTTGGACGAATATCTACATGAACAATACCCCCCGTTCCATTCTTTTCAGCATTTTTAGTTTTGGGAGCAAATGAATCTAATTTACCTACTGTTCTATCATCAAAACGACTACCAATCGCCAAAATTAAATCTGCCTCTTGGATCATAAAATTTGGAGTAGGATGTCCATGCATACCAATCATATTTAAAGCTAATGGATGCCTCTCATCAAAAGAACCAAGTGAATGTAATGTTGTTGTAACTGGAATATTAGATTTTTCAGCAAATTCTAATAACTCCTTAGGACAATCATTAACTCCCTGACCAACAGATAAAATTGGTCTTTCTGACTTATTAATTAAATCTACAATAGTATCTAATTGAGAATCTTTCAATTCAGGAATTTCATTTATTTTATCAAATTCTAAATCACCATTACCATTTAAATGATATTCTAATCCATCTATATTTATTTTTTGAAAATTATCTAAATGTTCTTCAGTTAATTTAGTAACCTGAATATCCTTCGGACAATCAATGTGAACAGGACCTGGTCTTCCAGATCTAGCCATATGAAAAGCATAATCTAAAATTGTTGGAAGTTCGTCAATACATTTTAATTTATAATTCCATTTTGTGCAAGGACGAGTTAAATCCACTGAATCACAACTTTGAAAAGCCTCTGGTGGAGCATTCTTAGCAACTTGTCCAGAAAACGCAACTAATGGAACACCATCACATAAAGCATCTTGTAATGGTGTAATAATATTAGTTAATCCTGGTCCTGAAGTTACCATTATAATACCTGGTTCGCCTGATACCTTAGCATAACCCTCCGCAACATACCCGGTATTACCCTCATTACTGTTTGTAACAAACTCAATTGGTGTTTTTCCATTATGATGAAAAGAATGAAAACAATCTAATATTGGTAAATTAGCCCCTCCAGAAAATCCATTTGCTACTTTTACATTATTTTCAAGTAACTTCTCATATATAATTCTTCCACCAGTCATACCAATATATTTTTTTCTTCTATCTAATGTAGAAGAAAAATATCTATTAAAATTTGGAGACCGAAATCCTTTAAAACCCATAATTCTTTTTGTATTTCTAAAAAACATCTGAATTATTGTTACTCTTATTAATTATTAATATATTCTTTTCAATTTTATTATACTTAATATATTATTATTAATAATAATCAATAATTTATACTCTTTAACAATATTAAATCATACATCTCAAATATCTTATAAATAGGTTTAAACATTTGTAATAAACTATTATTTGAACATTTAATACCAAATTTATTACGTAAATTATTAAATATATCTAAAGTTGAAGTTTCATTATCAATACTTTTTAAAATAAAATATATATATGGATTTATACTAAATGAAAAACTAAAACGAGAAAAACTATTATTATGCCAATTAAACTTATTATCTGGTAATACATGCATTAATTGTAAACTAGAAACATTTAATTTATTTAATTTATTATTTGATTCATAATAACTTATGATTTTTAATAAACTCTCTTTCAATATAAAATTATAAATCATTATATTATCTAAATCATCTATTAATGCTATAGTATTTGTTCTATTCGATATATATATAGAATGCTTACATATATCACCAAAAAATAACTCATTTATTGAATACTTCTCTATTTCACTAATATTTTTATAATCTATATTTGGAATAGAAAATTTATATTTATATCTATCCATTGGAGAAAATTCAACAATATTCATGCCTACACTTTTTACAAATTTATATAACTCTGAAACTGTATATGCCCGATCTTGTAAATTTAATAATTCATCTACAATTCCATTATCTCCTGTATTATGATCACGAATTACATTTTCTGTTTTTTTTAACAAATTACTTGAAGGTAAAATAGAATATATATTCTTAAAATTAATAATCTTGTTTGCAAAATTATTTGTATTTTTATTCACAATATTTAATAAATCTTGCATCTGATATACACCCGTTCTACCAATTTCACCATAAACCATAATATACATACCACCATCTGGTTTTAATACCTGTCTTAATTTATTTAAACCACTTTGTGGATACTCTAAATGATGTAAAACACCTATACAAACAATAAAATCAAAATATCCAAAATCTTTAGGATTTATATCCAATAATGACATCTCTCTAACTTCAATATTATCTAAATTATATAACTTTATTCTTTCTTTTGTTATTCTTAAACTTTCTGGACTTATATCAATTGCTAAAATATTAGAACCCTTATATTCCTTTAATAAAAAACCTAGAGATACTACGTCACCACCAATTCCACAACCAGCTACTAAAACACGAAAATTATTAAAATTTTTTTTTCCATTATATAAATAATGACTGATTTGCTCCAAAAAAGAAAATGGAGAATATTGTGCTGGAATAGGAGCATACTTATCATGTTTGCTATCATAATTTGGATAAGGATATAATGTATACATTTTTTTCATTTGTTCTTCCATTACTCAATATTTAATTACAATTACTTAAATTACATTATTTTAACTCGATTTTAGATAAACTCAGTTACTATTATTAAAGGATACAAAAACCCTACAGGATGCATCAGCAGAGCGTGAGTCTTCCACGAGGGATAATCTGTGATCAAAATTAGAAGATATTAGCGAAACCCAAGGAACATTTAATTTACATAACTCAGACATGACATATTCATCTATATCTGAAATAGATAAATTTTCGCGATGACAAATACATAAATAAATCTGAATATTATAACCAATCATCTTAAGATCATGGCTATAAGAATATCTTGTTAAATCTATATCTTGTACTAATATTGAAACATCTGGATATTTTTCTCTTATTTTTTTTTCAAATTCCTGAAATTTTTCTGAAAATTTTATAAATTCTAAAATATAATTATCTGTATTACCATCAAGTAAACAAGAATCACGGATACTATTATATTGAAATTTAGGATGATATATAATAAATTCATCCAATTGTTTTTTATAATATTTCATAACTTTTGAACATCTTAAAGTATCCCCTCTAGAACTAGGGGTAAATTTTGTAATAATAAAATTTAAGATTAATCTTCGCATATCAGAACATTGAAAAACTTTATCCACCGCCCTCATTCGCAGGTTTATGTCTTTATTATATTAAATTAATTTTCATAAAATAAATCAATTTTATATAATATAAAATACTTTATATATTACTCTTATGTAGTATTTACATTTTCTTCATCTTTTTTTAATTCTTTATCTACATCTACTACCAATTCTGATAATCTTTTATTTGCTATTTCTATATAATCTTTATTTATTTCAAAACCTACAAAATCTACTTTTAATGCTTTAGCAACCATACATTCTGTCCCAGAACCAGCAAAAGGAGCTACAACTATACCATCTTCTTGCTGACAAGATTTTAATAAATATGTACATAATTTTAATGGTTTTTGAGTAGGATGATTTACCCTTTCTTTTTTTCCAGCACCACCAGCTAAACAAGGAAATTTAATTACATCTCTGGGTAAAGCCCCTTTATCATGAGCATTATAAGTTGTTTCTTTTATACCAAAACGACCCTTTGTAGTTTTTCTAGTTTTACCAGCACTATTTCTTAAAAACGTAGGAGTATAAGGAACTCTAACACTATCGCGATTAAATTTAGGGCGTGTTTTACCTTTCCAACAACAAAGAATTGCTTCATGACTTCTTTGCCAAAATTTTAAAGATGGAACTGTTCTATTTGTATAATGCCATATTAAAGGGCGAACTTTCATATCTAATTCATCTTGAATATATACCGTCAAATATGGTAAAATTTCACTAAATCCAAATATAAACATTGTTCCATTGCCTCTCAAAATTCTTTTACACTCTTTTAACCATTTTTTCGACCATTCAACATATTGTTTATTTGTTAATTTAATTTGATTATTACCAAAATTTTTGCCAACATTATATGGAGGATCCGCCATTATACATTGAGCACTTGATGATTGTAATTTTTGTAAACCTGTAAAACAATCTTCGTGATAAATTTTATTTAATTTTATCTCTTCTTGTTGATTTACTTCTGTCATATGATTACTATTATATTTCTAAAGAAATCTATTTCCAAATTTAAATTTACTAATTAGTCATTTTTTGAGAATATTCCAATTTTATTTTATTTTCTAAAATTAATAATTTTTCCGAAACATCATCAATCCATTTTTTTGTATTATCTACATCATATACAGCATCATCTATTAATACCATCGGCATCACTTCTTTCGCTTTAAGAAATTTCAATTTTCTATCTAAACATTTTGCTGAATGACAAAAACTATTATAATTTGAATCACCAAAACCAACTAAAAAATATTTTATTAATAAATCTTTTCTATATTTTCGTAATGTTTTCCAAAACTTTTTTCCATTATCTGGAATTTCTCCATCACCTGTTGTTGATATTAAAAAAATTATATAATCATATTCCTCTAATAATTCAATATTTTCAATAAAATTTAATTCATATATGTCTTTATATAACATCTTGATTTTTTTATATAAAATATTTGCAATAATTTCTGTATTGCCTAATTGCGAAGCATATACAATCAAAATTCGAATATGCTTATTTTTATAAAAAAAATTAAATATATTCAACATATTTGTTAATATTTAATCTTTTTTTATTTTTATTTTTGAAAGAAAAATAAAATTTTTATATTATAATTGTCGTAACAAACTTTCGCGATTAATTAAATTACTTGAAATTAATTTTCTTAACGATTCATTTAAATGTCCAAATAATTTTTTACTATTCGGCATCTGATTTTCTATATCTTTATCATCAATTGAAGATAATAAATTTTTAAAAATACCAATTTCTTCTTCCGCATCTATAATTTTATGATCAGCAAACCTTGTAATTAATTTATTCACTATTTCTTTATTTGTCATATCAACTTCTTTTGGAGGATTTTCTTCAACTTCTTCAACAGAATTATTATTTTTCCGTAATCTTTCTATTTCCTTGTTCATTTCAATAATAATATTCCCCTTTTTTTCCCCTGATTCTTTTAAAATTTCTACCTGTTTTTCTAATTCAATATAATTTTCTTCCTTGGCAAGTACCCTCTCTAATTCTGCTTCCATTTTACTCATTTTATTTAATAATATTTCCTTTTCAATATCTTTTTCCACAGAACTTTCTTCTATTATTGGACTTTCTTCTATTATATTTTCAATAATACTTACCTTTTCTTCTAAATTCTTTTCACTTTTTATATTATCAATAATTGGGGGGATTATTACCGCTTTTTGACTTGTTTCATACATTTCTAAAACAATTTTAAAACTTTCTTGTAAATTTTTAGTCTTTTTATAAGATTTTGTTATATTTTGTATTATATATTCCATTAATTTCTTTAAAGTTTTATCAACATGAGAATAAGAAAAATTTGATTTATTCATTTTAACTTTGAATATATCATCAATTATACTATTATCATACTTCAATTCACATCTAAAATTTGTTGAAATGTTTTTTAATTTCCATTCTAATACATCTGTATATAAATAATGATTATTTCTATTAACCAATATACCACAAAGTTTTTGACGCTCTGTTCTTAATTCTCTTTCCTGTTCCTTTATCATATTTTCATCTAACATTGTTATTGAAACCTGGATAAAATTATTATCAATATCTTTTAACTTGTCCTTTCGTGCAAATCCTAAAAAATTATTTTTTGAAAATTTATAAATAATATCATCATTACTAATATAATAATTATAATATACTCTACGATTTTTCCCAGATATTATACCTAAATTAAATCTAATTTTATTAGTATCATCTATATTATTATAATTTAACCAATCTAATGGTTCAATTTCTATTAATGAATTCAAATAATCATCAAATAAATCTATATCATAACTTATTTTAGGGATATTTTTTTGATGTTTTATTGTAATATTACGAATAATATCCTTTAATTGTTCTATTAATTCATTTTTTTCATCATCATTAAATTCCCCCATTTCACCAACTACTACTGTACCATGTATTTCTTTTGGTTTTAAATTAGTGTTTAATTTCTTCATTGTTTTAAAATAAAATTTCCTTAAATTTTCACTCGCATTATCTGATGTACTTACATATTTACCATATTCTAATTCATTGTTACTCCATTTTATTAAAGAATCAGAATTCCATTCTAATTTAGAAATATCTGAACTATTTTGTTCTTTTGTTAAAACTCTCCATCTACCACCTAATGTTAAAAATGCCTCCTTTGCCCCTATTCCAAATTTACCATGTTTATTTGGATTATTTTTATCATGACGATATAATACACTCATACTTTCTAATTTATCTATTGGCATTCCAATACCATTATCAGCAATTATAAATAAATTACCTTTTTCACGATATTTCATCATAATATTACTAGGATTGGCATCATCAGCATTTTGAAGTAATTCCATTATTGAACTTTTTACTGTATGACCATTTCTTCCATTACTATGTGCTTTAATATATCCTTTATTATCAAAAGTTAAAATAGAATTCATCCGTAGTTATTAATACATATAAATTTAACTGAAATACTTATATAAAAATTTAAACACAATAATTATTAATAAATAATATTTCAAATAATGTCAAGCGAAAAACAATGGAAAGAAATTTTTAGTATGCTTAACCAACAAGATAGAAATATCACCGTTTGCAAAACTTGTAGTAGATATATCTATTATTCTATTAAAAATAATGAAATAAGTAGTTTTCATACGAAAAATTCAGATGAACAAGTGTGCTGTTTTAAACATTTAGAAACAGTTTCACAAAATATTTTGAAACAAAAAAATAAATTAGAAAATAAATAAGTTAAATTAAATTACGGACGGGACTGACTTAATATAAGATTTTTTATCTTTATAAATTTATTAAAATAAAAAATCTTACATTTAAAATTGAATAACTTTTTTCATTCTGATTCAAATTTTTCCTTGTTATTTTTATAACAATCATAAAAATGGTTTAAAGTTTTATTTTTTATTCTTCTCATTTCTTTTTCAATTTCTCTATCATCATCATCCTCATCATCATAATATTTATCTATTTCATCTACAAAATGTACTTGAATTTTATCCATGTGTACATCATCTTTTAAATCATTTATACACTCATAAATATTTAACACTTCTTCTATATTATTATCTCTATCATATAACTC